TCGCGCAGGGCGGCACAGGCGTGGTCCTGTGGGGCTGGCTGACGGCCAACGATGTGGCGGCCTTTGGCGGCTTGCTGCTGGCGGTCATCGGCGTGTGTATCCAGTGGTACTACCGGCGCAGGCAGGATCGGCGCGATGCCGAGCTGCACGCGGCCAAGTTGGCGGACATCCGCGAGCATGGCGTCGAATAAGCGCCTCATCGCTCCGGCTGCGGCGGCAACGCTGCTGGCTGTGGCGCTGTCGCACTACCTGCGTCCCCTAGAGGGCAACAGCCTCGACGCCTACCGCGACATCGTGGGCGTCTGGACGTGGTGCCAAGGCATCACGGAAGGGCCGCACAAGGATCACTACACGCGGGCTGAGTGCAACGCGCTGAACCGCAACGAGGCGGCCAAGCAGTTGTCGGACCTGGCCTCCTGTGTGCACCGGCCTCTGCCCGAGAACGTATGGATCGCGCTGGGTTCGTGGTCGTACAACGTGGGCAAGGGCGCGGCCTGTGGCTCGACGCTGGTCCGCATGGTGAATCGTGGCGACCCGCCCGAGGCGTATTGCCAGCAGCTCATGCGCTGGAATCGCGCGGGCGGCCGTGAAGTGCTGGGCCTGACGCGCCGCCGCGCGGCCGAGCGGGCACTGTGCTTGGGGGAAACATGAAACGCATCGCCTTCTGGCTGTCGTGGATGTGCGCGGTGCTGGCCTTCCGGCTGGCGCATTACGTGAAGGACGGCGTGGGCGAGGCGGACGACTACAAGGTGGGTGGGACGGACTGATGGGCTGGGCCAACTGCGGCGAAGATAGCAAGGGGCGGCCAATCGGCTACGCGCACCGCGCTACCTGCGACCACCCCGGCTGCGAGAAGCGAATTGATCGTGGCCTGAGTTATGCGTGCGGCGACATGCACGGCGAGGATGAAGTGTCCTGCGAGGGCTACTTCTGCCCAGAGCATCGCCGCGCATGGGTTAAGCGCCCTGATAGCCGCGATGTCCCGATCTGCAACGCATGCGAATCGCTCCTGCTTCAGTCGGGTGATTACGTCATGGACGATGAAGAAGGGCTGTTGATCCATAAGGACGACATCATGGCCGGCGCTGAAGAATGACCCCTAACAAGCGCGCCACCCTGCTGACCGCCTTTGTCGCCGTGATCGGCGCGGGGTGTGTGTCGCAATCGCCTTGGCCCACGGCCGATAGGGTCTGCGCCGCTCATGGCGGTCCGCATGAAGCGCGTGAGCTTGCGAATGGCCGCGTGCGATTCACATGCGCGGATGGGGTGCAGGTAGAGGTAGTGGATGGCTAGCTTAGGAATGCGTCGCCTGATCGCGGGCATTGCGGTGGTCGGCGCGATTCTGCTGGCCTGCGATCTACTGACAGGCGCGCAGTACGTTCAGTTGGTTCTCGGAGCCTTCGGGCTGCGACTGATGTAGGGGCACGACAATGAAGCTGGCCGCACTCCTGGCGCTGGTTCTTTCCGGCTGTGGGTGCGTCTCGTTGCCGACGCCTAGCGATCTGCGGCTGACCACGCTGCGGATTGAGACGGACAACTCGGTCTGCTCGGCCACGGCCGTTGGCCCTTCCACACTGCTGACGGCGACCCACTGCTTGGGGAGCCTGCTCCGCACGGCGGAAGGCCACGCGGTCGAAGTGGTGAAGGTGCAGGACGACCACAAAGACCATGCGCTGGTGACGGTGTCGGGCATCCGCTTCCGCCATTGGGCGCACATGGGGCCGGTCCCGAAGCAGGGCGACCGCGTCCGCTGGTGGGGCAACCCGTTGGGTGAGCCGGACGTGTATCGCGAAGGGTACGTCGCCAAGGTGCGCGACGACGCCATCTTCGTGGATGCCACCGTGTGCCATGGGGACAGCGGGAGCGGCCTGTTCAACGATGCGGGCCAGTTGGTCGGCGTCCTGAGCGCCATGACCGACGAATCAGGCTGCACGTTCATGGTGGCGCGGCGGTGAGTCTGCTTGCTGAGGCTGTCCCGTACTGGCGTAGCTGTAAATGGTTTCTCGCGCTGCTGGTGGCCGTGTGGCTTGTCTTCATGGGCTACCACTACCGCGACCTGTCCTGTAAGCGCGACGCGGCAGAGCGCGAGAACGCGGCCCTGAAGGCCGAGCGGGCGCAGGCCGAGTATTGGCAGAAGCAGGCGTTCGACAAGGACGAGGCGCTACGCAAGGCGCTGTCGGCTCCGAAGGCCGCGCCCAAGATCGAGAAGGTGATCCGTGCGAACCCTAGCCGGTGCGTTGTGCCTACTCCTGTTGCTGGCGGGTTGCGCGACGCGATCCGTGAAGGCAACAAGGCCCTATCCGAGTGAAGCCGTCGTGCTGTGCCCGGCCATGCCGGAGCCGGTGGACGACTCGCAGGACGCATGGAGCGCATGGGCGGCACAGGTGATCGACCTGTACGTGGAATGCGCCCAGCGGCACAAGGCGCTGAGTGATTTGGCGAGGGGCAAGTGATGGCACTTCTTACGGGGCAAGCCGTCGGTGTCCGCGTCCTTGAGGCGTTCGGACTGCCATCCAAGCACTGCACTGAGCTGACCTTCAAGCCCGACGAGATCGTGGTAGCCAAAGCTACATACGCGGCCGATTCGGGCGGTCTAGAAGAAGTGATCGAGATACTCAAGACGCTGAAGGCCGGCGAATGAGAAAGGAATTCGACTGGCCGCCGTTGTTCTGGCGCTGGGCGGTCTTGCAGTACGACTACGACCAATCCCCTGATTGGTATAGCTGGGGCATTTGAAGTGACCGACTACAGCCGGAAGATCGGCAGCACGACCGTGGACCTCTCGCCCAACGTGGCGAGCATCCAGAAGGCGATCAACAGCCTGCCCAGCGATGGCGGGACGGTGGTGGTGGCTCCGGGCACGTATTCGATTGACGCGGTGAACGCATCGATCAAGCTGCGCAATGGCGTGCGTTTGGTGCTGACCGGCGTGACCCTGAAGGTCATTCCCAACAGCGCGATCCGCTATGCCGTGCTGGACAGCAACGCCGCATGGGACTGGGAAGTGGTGGGCGGTGAGGTCGTCGGGGACCGCTACGAACACAGCTACGTGACGGCTGGGCTGACCACGAGCCAGCAAACCCACGAGTGGGGTCACGGCTTTGCGGTGCATGGCGGCGGGCGCGGCACGGTGACGGGCCTGAAGGTCTCTAACTGTACCGGGGATGGCATCTGCATCTCGTCCGACGACATCGTGGTGGAGGAGTGCATCTCCACGAACAACCGCCGTCAGGGCTGCTCGATCGTCGATGGTGTCGGCGTCAAGCTGGTCAAGTCGGAATTTAGCTACACGAACGGCACGAGCCCGCAGTGTGGTGTGGATATCGAGCCTGAACCGGGGCAGGCCTGCAGGAGTATCCTGGTCGACAACTGCCGACTCCCCGGCAATGCGAAGTACGGGGTCAACGTCCTGCAACGCAGCGATGGCGGGATCATCGACGGCGTCACGGTGCAGAACTGCCAGATCGGCGGGACGGAGCTGGCGAGCATCAACAAGAGCAACGGCGCGGTCGTTAATGGCGCCAGCAACGTGGCGTTCCTGAACAACCAGATCGGTTGGAACTCGGCGACGGGCCTACGCCTGCTGTCGGGCAAGGGCCTGCGTGTGGCCGGTAACACCTTCGGTCCGAACTACACCCGCAACGGAATCCGTGACCGCAACCCCGACGTGACGCGGACGGGCTACAGCACGACGTATCAGGCCGATCTGCTGGTCACGACATCCTCGGTCACGGGGCTGGACGTGGGGACGAATACGTACAAATGAGTGAAAAGCGTTGGTGGGTAAGCCTCGACAACGATCCAGATCACGGCTATGACGTTCACGGCCCCGGGGGGTATTGGGTTGGCCCCAGCCTTTGGGATCGCATCTACTCGTGGTTGATGGGGTGGTGGTGAGCTATCCAGATGACGGCCCGTTCATGGAGATCGACTGTCCGCGATGCGGGTGCGATCACGACATCGCGCCTCCTCCCAAGCATGGCGATGTGGTCCATTGTCCGGGCTGCGGCCTACTTCTGACAGATGAGGTGTTGGCTAAGGCCAACATTGGCGAATGGCGCATGGAGTGGGTGACGCACCCCAATCCGTGGCGCGGTGAAAGCTGGGAAGCATGAGTAAGGGCAGCAACCGACGCCGAGAGGATCGCCAAGCGGTCGAGGCGAATTGGGCTGGCATCAACTGGAATAGCCGTGGGCCAGCACGCACACCTCTACCGCACAGCCCGATGGCTGAAGATGCGGAAGGCGCAGTTGGCGAAGGAGCCACTGTGCCGGTACTGCCAGCAGATGGGCCGGATCACCCCAGCCACGGTGTGTGACCACATCAGGCCACACCGAGGGGATTTCACCCTGTTCTACGCAGGCCCATTCCAGAGCCTGTGCGCCACATGCCATAGCGCAGTGAAGCAGGCCGAGGAGCAGTCAGGCCAGACGAGAGGCTGTGACGTGCAGGGCAACCCGCTTGGTCGGGAGTGGTAGTGGATATCTATCTCATCTACTGGCAAGACGAGTTCGCCGACATGCCCACCGAGAGCATTGGGTGGGTCGAATCAGAGAGTGCAGCCATTGCTGAAGTGGCGCGCCTCAATGCACAGAACGCAGCGGGCCATCAACACGCTGGTGGATATGGCTATGAGGCCGTGCCTCGCTGTGGGTAGGGGGCATCGAAAGTCTACGGCTGCCGGCCTTATGACCACTTGTGCACCCTTGCTGCGATTAACCGTAACAAAACCAATACGGAATTAACGGAAAACGTATGGAAGGCAGGGGCCGCAAATCGTCGGCTGCCCTGTCTGTTGTGGCGACTTCGCTGCCGCAGCGGATGGAGCCGCCCGAAGGACTGACGGAATCGCAGGCGCGGCTGTGGGTGGAGATTGTCGCGGGCAAGCCGGTGGATTGGTTCGCTGCGGACAATGCGCCACTTCTGGCTGAGTACGTCCGCGCGGTGGACATGGGCAACCGCTTGGCCTTGGAGATCGAGGCGACGCTGGCGGGTGCGGCGGATCACAGCCTGAAAGACCTGCTCAAGATGCGTGACACGGAAGCCAAGCGTGCCACGTCGATTGCGACAAAGCTACGCCTGACGCAGCAGAGCCGGTACACCCCGCAGGCTGCGGCGACGGCTGACAAGAAGGCCGGCGCGAAGCCGTGGCAGTTCGGTCAAAGCAGCTAACCCGCGCCGAGCGGAACGTCGCGTGGATCGAGGCGTATTGCCGCGTGCCCGAGGGCAAGCTGGTAGGCAAGCCCGTCAAGCTGCGCGAGTGGCAGCGGCGGGAATTGCGGAAGCTGTATGACTCGCCCACGCGCCTGCTGATCGTCTCGTTCGGCCGCAAGAACGGCAAGACGGCGCTGATCGCGTTTCTGGTGCTGCTGCATACCTGCGGCCCGGAGGCAGTGCCCAATTCGGAGGTCGTCTCTGGTGCCCGCTCGCGGGACCAGGCGGCGATGGTGTTCCGGTACGCGAGCAAGTGCGCGCGGTTGTCGCCGGACCTGTCGCAAGCGGTGCTGATCCGCGACACGGCGAAGGAGCTGCTGTGTCCTGAGCTGGGCACGACGTACAAGGCGCTCTCGGCGGATGCCGCGACCAACCTTGGCCGCTCCCCCGCGCTGGCGATCCACGACGAGCTGGGACAGGTGCGCGGCCCTCGGGACGACTTCTACGAGGCCATTGACACGGCGCAGGGCGCTCACGAAAACCCGCTGTCCATCATCATTTCGACGCAGGCTCCGACTGACGCGGACCTGTTGTCAATTCTGATTGACGACGCCCTCAAGGGCGAAGATCCGACCATCAAGGTGGCGCTCTATACGGCCCCCGATGATCTGGACCCGTTTTCCGAGGAAGCCATCAAGGCCGCCAACCCGGCCTTTGGCGACTTCCTCAATGCCGATGAGTGCAGGCGGCAGGCGGAAACCGCGCGGCGGATGCCATCGCGTGAATCTGCATACCGGAACCTGATCCTCAACCAGCGCGTCACGGTCCATAACCCGTTCGTGTCCCGCTCCGTGTGGGACTCCTGCGGTGGCGAGCCGGACGAGGATGCGTTCCGCGCGGGGCCGTGCTTCATCGGCCTCGACCTGTCGGCGCGCAACGACCTGACGGCTTTAGTGCTGATCGCCAAGGATGCGTCGGGATTGTGGCATTGCCGCCCGGAGTTCTTCGCCCCGGAAGTGGGTGTGCGGGACCGCGCCTCGCGCGATCGTGCGCCCTATGACGTGTGGGCGAGTGACGGCACGTTGCATCTGACGCCCGGCGCGTCGGTGGAATACCAATGGGTCGCAGAACGGTTGCTAGACCTCTGCGACACCTATCCGGTGCAGGCGATCGCGTTTGACCGCTGGCGCATCGACGTGCTGCTGGCGGAATTGAAGCGCGTCAACCGCGAGCTGCCGATGGAGCCGTTCGGGCAGGGCTTCAAGGACATGAGTCCTGCACTGGAAGCCTTGGAAACAGAGCTGATCAACGGCCGGCTTCGGCATGGTGGGCACCCGATCCTGCGGTGGAATGCGGCCAATGCAATCGCGGTGAACGATCCAGCCGGCAACCGCAAGTTGGACAAATCAAAGGCGACCGGCCGCATTGACGGTCTGGTGGCGCTCGCAATGGCGATGGGCAAGGCGGCGGCGGCCGTGCAAGAAGCCGACATCGGTGACTTCCTATCTAATCCCCTGGTGGCCTGATGAGTTTTCTGCAAACGGTAGGCCGCTGGCTGGGGTTCGGCGGGGCGCTTGGTGAGAGCACCGGAGCGCAATTCGCCGCCCCCACCACCGCGCTGGTGGACGGCGTGGCGAACATCGGCCCCGATGGTGCGCTCCAGATCAGTACGGTGTGGGCGTGTGTGGAGAAGCGCGCCAACATTGTCGCCAGCCTGCCGTTCTTCGTGTACGAGCAGCAGAACGGCGAGAAGGTGCTGGCGCGCAATTCGCGCTTGTATTCGCTTCTGCACGACAGCCCGAATCGGCGGATGACCCCGTTCGAGTTCTGGCGGGCGATGATGCTGAACCATGACTTGCGGGGCAACGCCTACGCCCGCATCGATCGTGATGCGAACGGCGAGGCCGTCGCGCTGTGGCCGATGCCAGCCGATCAGGTCACGACCTACGTCCTGAAAGACGGGACGATGGTCTATGAGTACCGGATTGGCGAGGACGTGGCGGTGCTTTCGGAGGAGAACGTCCTCCACCTGAAGAACCTCGGCAACGGAACCACCGGCTTCGCCAAGCTGGAGTTCATGCGCGCCTCGACGGACGAGGCCGCCAAGGCGCAGACCAGCGCGACCAAAGTGTTCGGCAACGGCGGCAAGCCGACCGGCGTGCTGATGATCGACAAGGTGCTGACGACTGAGCAGCGCAACCAGATCCGCGACAGCCTCTCCGGCCTCGTGACGGGCAGCATGGCCCGCCTCGCGGTGCTGGAGGCGGGAATGACGTACCAGCAACTCTCGATCTCGCCCGAGGACCAGCAGCTTCTGGAGTCGCGGCAGTTCAGTGTCGAGGAGTTCTGCCGCTGGTTCGATGTGCCGCCCGTCATGGTCTACCACTCCAACGTGACGACGTGGGGCAGTGGCGTTGAGCAGATCGTGGATGGGTTTTACAAGACAGCCCTGAACCCGATCCTGGTGAACATCCAGCAGGCCGTGCGGAAGCGCGTGATGACGCCACGGCAGCGCGTAACGCTCGTGGCGGAGTTGGAGCCGGACGCCCTGCTGCGGGCCAATCCGAAGGACCGGGCCGAGCTGTATGCGCAGCTCGTACAGAACGGCATCGCCACGCGCGCCGAGTGCCGGCAACTGGAAAACCTGCCGCCGATTCCGGGCAGCGACAAGCTCACGGCGCAATCCAACCTCGTCCCCCTCGACATGATGGGCAAAACACCACCCGGAGCCGGCAATGCTGCTGCGAAAGACCCTATCGCTAACTGATGTTGACCTGAAGGTCGAAGGGGAAACCGGCACGTTTACCGGATATGCCTCGGTCTTTGGCGGCGTGGATTCGTATGGCGACACCATCGTCAAGGGAGCGTTCGAGTCCACGCTGCGGAATAACGGCAAGCCGAAGATGTTCTTCAACCACGAGTGGACCATGCCGATTGGCAAATGGACCAGCGTGAAAGAGGACGACCATGGGTTGCTGGTGAAAGGCGAACTGACCCCCGGCCTGACGCTCTCGGCGGATGTCCGCGCGGCGATGAAGCACGGCACGCTCGATGGCCTGTCCATCGGTGGCTACCTCAAGAAAGGCGACTACGAGGATACGGAAGGCGGGCGCGTCATCCGCAAGTGGTCGAGCCTGATGGAAATCTCCCCGGTCGCGTTCCCTGCCGACTCGGCCGCGCGCGTCGATACGTCGAGCGTGAAGGGCGCGGAGTTTACGGACGCCATCGAGGAGATCGAAACGATCCGAGATCTTGAACGCTTCCTGCGGGATGCAGGCAGCTTCAGCAAAGGGGCGGCCGTTGCGCTGGTCGCCCGCGCCCGTGCCGTGTTTGGCGTCGAGGGAGATCCCGACGAACTGACCGCCGAGGCGAAAGCCCTCGCCGAAATCGAAGCCCGCTTGAAGCGGCTCGCCGGCACCTAAGCGCGCATCCCGCAATACCCATCCCGAACCGCCGAAAGGCGGTTTTTGCATTTCTGGAGAGTGAAAAATGGAAGTCGAGAAGATTCTCCGCGCCGTTGAAGGTGTGGAAAAGAGCCTTGAGCAGATGTCGGCCAAGGCCGAGGCGGAAGCCAAGGCCAACGGCAAGGCGTCCGAGGAGACGCAGCGCGCCATCGAGAACCTCGGCGTGACCCAGCGCGAGCTGGCCGACCGCCTCGTGCAGATCGAGCAGCGCGGCCTGGCGAATGCCGACGCTGACAAGGCCGACGAGTCGTGGGGCGCGCAGGTCGTCAAGTCGAAGGCGCTGGAGTCGTTCCAGCGTGGCGAGACCGCCAAGTGCCGCATCGAAGTCAAGAACACCATGACCGGCTCGGACACCAACGTCGCGCCGGATCGCAAGCCGGGCATCGTGCCGGGTGCGTTCCAGCCGCTCACGATGGAAGCGTTCCTGCCGTCGCTGACGACCAGCTCCAATGCCATCGAGTTCACGAAGGAAGCCTCCTTCACCAACTCGGCGGCGGAAACAGCGGAAGGCGCGGCAAAGCCGGAGTCGGCGCTCACCTGGTCGCTGGTGAACATGCCGATCAGCACCGTGGCCCACTGGATCAAGATCTCGAAGCAGCTCGCGGCGGATAACACCGCGCTGGCGGCTTACGTGAACCAGCGCATGGTGTACGGCGTGAACCGCAAGGTCGAGACGCAGCTTGTGTCGGGGGACGGCACCGCGCCGAACATCTCGGGCATCCTCGATACGGGCAACTTCACCGCGCACGGCTACGCTGACGCCAACCTTGGCACCACGCTGAAGAAGCTGGCCCTGATCCGCAAGATCATGGCCGACCTTCATGTTGCGGGCTATCCGGCCGATGCGATCCTGCTGAACCCGGCGGATTGGGCGACCATCGAACTTGACCTGCTGACCACCTCGGCAGGCCAGGTGTTGTTCAAGTACGACGAGGCCGGCAACCCGCGCCTGTGGGGCCTCCCGGTTGTGCAGTCGATCGGTATGACCGCCGACATGATCGCGGTGGGCGCGTTCCGCCAGGCGTACACGGTCTACAACCGTCAGGGCGTCGTGGTCGAACTGTCGGACAGCGACTCGGACAACTTCACCAAGAACCTGGTGACGATCCGCGCCGAGCGTCGTCTCGCTCTCGCCACGGAAGTCCCGGCTGCGGTGCGTGCCGGCGACCTGACCCCGGCCTAAGCGGTATTGGCGGGCTGGCCTTCGGGCTGGCCCGCTTTTTTGGAGGCAGGATGCAAGTCCAAGTGAAGTTCACCGTCTTTGGCTGCTGTTCCGCCATCGGCAATTTCGAACCGGGCGACACCGCCCGCGTGTCCGTCGAGATGGCGAAGCATCTGGTGGACGAGGCCCGCTGCGCCAAGTACGTCGAAACGCCCGCGTCCGTCGCGGAAGAACCCAAACCTCGCAAGCGCAAGGGCCGCTAAATGCTGATCGTCACCACCGCCGCGACCGTCGAGCCGGTGACGCTGACGGAAGCCAAGGCACAGTTGCGCGAAACCGGCACGGCCAACGACACCATGATTGGCGCGCTGATCACCGCCGCCCGCGAGGCGGTGGAACTGGAAACGGGTCGCGCCTTGGCGGCGGCGGCCTATCGCTGGGCCTCCACGGACGCGATGGCGGAGGTCATGCGACTTCCGTTGTGGCCCGTGGCGACACTTACGGCCGTGTCCTATGAGGATGCGGACGGTGCTCGGCAGACGATGGACGCTGCCGACTACTCGCTGGACGCGGATCGGGCGCAAGTGACGCTCGAATTGCCGGATTTCGGCATCAATCCGTCGTTTTCTTTCACTGTTTCGCCTACGAACATCCCCGTGGCGCTGAAACAGGCCATTTTGCTGATCGTGGCCGACCTATACGCCAATACAGAGGCGACTTCGACCGAGATTTTGAGCGCAAACCCGACCGTTTCGAGGCTTTTGGCCCTGAATCGGGTGAATTACGGCGTATGAAAGCTGGCACGCTCCGCAATCTCATCCTGCTGCAAACGCGCGACAGCGGCACGGACGACGCCGGCCAGCCGGTGCAGACGTGGACCGATCTCGCGAGCGTGTGGGCGGACATTCGCGGCGCAAACGGCCTGAACACCATCAAGGCATCGCTGGATGGCGTGGAGATCAACGCCTACAGCTTCCGCATCCGGTATCGCACGGACGTGGATGCCGCCAAGCGCGTGGTGTACGGCGGCCAGAACTACGACGTGAAGCAGGTGCGGCACGACCACGCCCGCAAGGAGTGGACGGACCTAATCTGCGCGGTGGGCGGCAATGACGGTTAAGGCGCAACTCGATGTGTCCGGCTGGACGAAGGCGCTGGATGGTCTAGCCGGAGAGAAGCGCGTCAGCCTGGCCCGCTCCATGTGCGTGGCCGGTGGCGAAGTGCTGCGCGACGAGGCCAAGTTACTGGCCCCGGTGGACGAGGGCGTGCTGAAGGACGCGATCTACCTCGCCTACAAGGACGCGTTGTCGGACGAGTCGCGGCAGGTCTATTCGGTGAGCTGGAATCACCTGAAGGCTCCGCACGGGCATCTGGTCGAGTTCGGTCACTGGCGCGTTAATGAGGTCGTCAAATTGCCAGATGGCACTTGGCGATTCACTCACACGCGACTGCCTGAGCCGGTTTGGGTGCCTGCCCACGCCTTCCTTCGCCCGGCCTATGACATGGCGAAGGAGCGCGCCGTGCAGGCCATGATTGAGCGCGGCAAGCAGCGCCTGCCGGAATTGCTCACGGAGAACGAGAGTGGGGATTGAGGCCAGCATCAAGACGGCGCTGGCGTCGGTCGCGGGCGGGCGTGTGTATCCCGATACGCCACCAGACAACCCCACGTTCCCGTGCATCGTCTATCAGCAGGTCGGCGGCGATGTCATCAACCCGCTGGAATGCACCGATCCGAACCTCGACAACGCCCGCATCCAAGTGTGGGTGTGGTCCAAGACGCGCCTTGAAGCGTCCAGCGTCATGCGGCAGGTCCGCATCGCGCTGACTGGCTCGCTGAAAGCCTATGCGCTCGGCGCGCCCGTGTCCGATTACCAGAGTGACACGAAGCTCTACGGCAGCCGTACCGATTTCAGCTTGTGGTACGCGCCATGAAGTGGAGCTATCTCGGCTGCGTGAAATCTACCGAAGATCACGTCAAGACAGCGGCCTACGACATGGCCGTTTGCCTCAGCCAGCTTGCAAAAGACCTCGGATCGATCCCCGACATCGAAATTGTTGTGATTTGGGACAACGCGATCCCGGCAATTGAAATTCGCGGCTCGTCGCTCTCTATGAGGGTGAGCGCCGCCGACCTTTAAGCCGCGCCTAGCCCCGTCGAGAGACGCCGCGACAGCGCGCACCTGTTTGGCCCCGGTCTGCGGACCCGTGCCAACCCGCAATCGGAATACGCGATTCCGAGCAGACCGCCGTGAGGCGGCCTTTC